AACATTTCAAGATTAGTTTTACCACCCATTGAAGTAATATCAATAGCGTTTCCAGTTAAATGTGAGGATACAGGACTACCTTTAATACCCCTATTTAAGTCTTCTGACCTAAACATACTGTTTACTTTTATTGGACTTCCTACCCACTCCCTTAAAGGTTCAAAGACCTTTTCAGCCACTAGTTCCATATTCTTGATATGTTCAGCAGTAGGCTTGTTTTCTATGCCATATTGTTCAGCATAATTAGAGTGAGTAGCTTCCTTAAAAGAAATGTGTTTACTTATTTTTTTCTTCATCTTTTATTATTTCATAAGAACCATCTTGCAAGTTGATATTAATTTTACCATACTTTTCTTCAAGTTCTTTTTTAGATTTATCTTGTTCTACCATTAATTCAGCATACATATGGTTTAAACTATGCTTCTGAGTTTCTAGTAATCCCAAGTCGTGCAAAATCGCACCTTTCTTTTTTTCTTGTTCTTGTAATGATTCTAATTCTTTTTCTTCGATTTTTGACATTTTATTATATTTTTTAAGTTATAAATACAAATATACTAATTTTTACATTTACATTCTTGCTTTGTAATCTTTATAAGATTTTTTAACATCAGAAGTCCAAACTAATTTAGCTAATTCTTCAACATTGTTTTCTTTAGCTTTTTCTATATTATCACATTCTATACTTTCCCTGTGTGTAGCTTGTGATAAAACCTTACCATTTTCTATTATTTGGTCTTGGTATCTTACTTGAATAGTTTTAAATTCTCCAACTATTTCAATTTTGTCTTGTATTCTTTTTTTTGATAAACTCATTTTATATATATTAAATTATTAATTATGATGTAGTATAATAGAATCCTGTAACCATTAATGACCTTGCACTCGCAACTGCCCAAGATGACCTACCTGTACTATTATTTAGTGTTCCATTCCAATTTGTAGTTTCGTGATACCCACCAGAACAGTTTAAAACTCCTGTTGAATGAGTAACATTTCCAACTCCATATCCATAATTTGTCAAAGCACTGAAAGGAAACCCTGCAATAACTGCTTGTCCTGCATTTGTTGGATTCCAACTTGGAATATAAACTGTGTATGTGACTAATTGACCAATTTTTCTGTAATTAGCAGTAACTTGTTGACCTACTCCATCATTGTTAGTTGTAGCAGTAAAAGTTCCTTCTTCATAATCATCTAATTTATTAGCACTTCCTGTTCCACCTAAGAATACTCCACCACTTAAATAAGTATTTCTCCATCTATGACTCGGACTACCAATATCATTTTGATTATCTGTTCTTGATGCACCAATACCTGTAGGCTCTATATTCGCACCATTAAACATAATTCCACCACCTGCGCCACCTTGATAGCCTATATAAGGCACACCATTAAAAGTTCCTACTGAGCCTACTAATAAATCGTTTCTACCCCATCTTATTTTATCGCCATCTGCTGTGTCATTTACGAATAATTTACTGGATGGTTGTAGAGTTCCTATGCCTACTTCCCCACCTGATTTTATTCTCATAGATTCTTGTGAAGCTGCACCTCCTGTACCTGAGCCGTGAGTAAAAAAAGATAGTCCTATTCTATCTGCATCACTTCCATTTTGATAACCTGCTATTCCTGATGCACCTGTAGACATAGCAAATCCAATTCCTGCTGTATAATTTTGATTTCCAAGCACATCTCCTGTTAAAAAGAAACCTCCTGTATCATTACCTCCTGCACTTGTAGGGTCATAATTTACTCCATTTATTCTAATTCTCCCACTGTCCTCAATACGCATTCTTTCTATATTACTTGTATTAAATAATATATTTCCTGCAGCTTCATTGTCAAACTGTATATCTCCTCCGGTGCTATTTCTTAATAAAATATCTCCAGTTGAAGTATTTCTTATATATGAATTTCCAACACTGTTATCAATAAATAAATGAGAACCATTATGCTCTATACTTGCATCTCCTCCTGTTCCAAATTTTGATTTTACTTGGTCTGGATGTATTGTATGGTCATTAAAAGCAACATTTCCTGCAAAAGTTGCTTTTTGGTTATCATCAAGGGTTAAGGCATTAAGTTGCGTATCTCCATTTCTTTTAGTTAAAAATCTTAGTTTTCCACCTGTTCCTGCATCTGTTTCAGATACTATTGTTGATAATATATCAGATGTGGATGCTTTTTTAAAATTTAAATATTGAGTTTCTGCTGATAAAGTAACTTCTCCTGCAAAAGTTGCGTTTCCATCGGTTGCAATTGATAACTTAGTGCTAAAAACATTGTTTGCATCATTAACTGTTCTAAAGTCTAACGCTTCAAATCCACTTGCACTAACTGTTCTTATGTCCCATTTTCCTTTATCAGTAGTACCTCCAGTTGTATTTATTCTAATAAAACTATCAGAAGAAACTAAACTTATACTACCATTAGAAGCAGAACCTGCTCCATTTATGGTTACATCTCCTGCAAAAGTTGCGTTTCCAGTACCTTTAAGACTTAATGCAGTGACTGATGTTGCAGCAGTTCGTAAATTAAAATTAATTTGTGAGTTTGCTGAATTATAAGTGTTAGCTATAGATAAAATAGTGTTTGATGCACCACTATAAGACAAAACACCTCTATAAGCAGGAGTATCTCCAATATTTATCGTACCTCCATTACTAGCCTCTCCTGTTGCGTTAATTTGTCCTTCAAAAGTTGCGTTGTTAGAAGCATCTAAAGTCAAAGTGGTTGAGCCACCAGATTGTAAAATTATTTGACTATTTCCGTGATTTGCATTTAAATATAAATCATCTGCTCCAGCATCATACCAAATACCACCATTTAAATCAGAAAACTTAAATCCACTTGTATAATCTCCATCAAAATATGATACTATTTTTTTAACTGAACCTGTATCTGAAATTTGAATACCTGTACTTGTAGTTTCAAACTTTTTAAGACCATTGTAGAATAAATTTACTTGTGCATTTTGAACAGTTGTTATAAAATCATCTGATGCATCTGCACTTTGTACTGCAAAATTTGTTGCCCTTACAATTAAAGAACCTGTACCTATATTAGAAATAAAACTATTACTACCATCGTGATATATTTGTAGATCTCCTGAACCACCAAATTGTGCTTTTACATTATCATTTAATCTTATATTTTTATTGAATGTTGTTCTTCCCTCACTACCATCAATTTGTATATAGTTTTCAGTTCCACCACTCCCGTTATCTGATTGAAATATTATATCTTTGTCATCAGCTAATTGTCTTATAGATAAATTGCCAGTTATGTTATTTATATAACTATCAGACCCATCGTGAGATATTTGTAAATCATTTCCTATACCTATTAATAATTTTTTACTATCTACTAAACTTACATCTCCTGCGAAACTTGCTAAAGCATTTGCATCTATATTAAAATAATTAACTCCATTATTACTTACTCTAAAATTTCTTCCACCATAAGAATTTGTATAATTTAAATTCAAATAGAGTGAACCTGTTGCATTTATTGTAGATATTAACCCATTATTTATAGTTACATCTCCACCAAAAGAACCTGTGCTACTAAATGCACCTGTTGTTGCTTCTAAACCTGCTACAACTAAATCTGCTGCTACATATCCTGCACCACCAATATTTACTGTGCTTGTTGGCTGTACTGTTAAGCCTTTAAATAGTTTAAATTTATTACTATCAGATGCATCAGAAAACAAACCTAAGTACCTAGCAGTACCATCATTGTATTTACCATACATTCCTATATCTACAGAGTTTGCAGTATTGTCTTTTGATAGTTCTATTAATGGGTCTTCTACTGCTAGTGTTTGTGTGTTTATAGTTGTAGTTGTTCCGTTTACAGTTAAATCTCCTGCTATTGTAACATTTCTACCAAAACTAGCATCTGCATTTCTTGATATTGTTAAAGCAGTTGTATCTAGTGCGTTTGCATTTGATACTTTAAATACTATTGATTTTGTTACTGCACCTTGATTTATTTGGAAATCTCCTGTATAGTTTCTAATAATAGAATCTGTACCGTTATGAGTTAAAGATAAATCATCACTACTTCCTGCATATAAAAACGCACTATCAGGCACAGAAACATTACCACTAAATACTCCGTTTCCTGTTACTGTTATACCTGAACTTATAGTTGATAGTTTAGTTACGTTATTATGTCTTAAACCAACACCTGCATTTTCTACATATTGAACTCCTACTTCTCCATTTGCTCCTGATATAAGAACTTGCGTACTTCCACGTAGATTTAATGTTCCTGTTCCAGTATCAGCTATATAACTATTAGAACCATCGTGATAAATTTCTAATCCATCACTAGCAGTTCCATAGATAGACTTTACATTGTCATTGTGGATAGTGTTGCCTGTCATAGTTCCACCTGCTAAAGGTAAGAACGAGCCACCACTACCTGTAATCGTGCCTGTTACTTCTAAATTACCTGTAACCTTTGCACCTGCTGAAACTGTTTCTAGTCTTTTAGTGTTGTCATAATAAATTTCTGCTCCCCCATTACCAAAAAACTTTGCATAATCTTCTGAACCACCATTATTTCGTAAAATAAGATTACCAGACTCTAAAATTAAAAAAGATGATGAACTTTCTATTTTATCTTGATTTGTACCATTATGATAAATCTGTAAGTCAGACCCTGCTCCGAATATAGCTTTTCCGTTATCTACAAAAGTTGCATTTGCTCCTACTGATACATTTGAAGAAGTAGATAAAGTACCTGCAATAGACACTCCTGTGCTTGAAGTTGCTAACCTTTCAATTCCATTAAAATATAATTTAACAAAACTATCAGGTACTGCAAAAATCATATCCTCATTTGTATTTGATAATAAAGCAATACTGCTATTACTTTTTATTCTCAAATCTCCTGTTCCTGTATCTTGAATATAAGAATGTGTACCATCGTGATAAACCTCAAGACCATCACTAGATGTTCCGTATATGCTTTTAACATTGTCGTTTAAAACAATATTACCTGTCATTGTACCCCCTGCAAGTGGTAAGAATGAACCTCCTGCTCCTGTGATACTACCACTTACTACAAGATTACCTGTAACATCTACTCCTGTATTCTTAGTTTCTAGCTTTTTACTATTATTATAAAATAATTCTACTGAAGCATTTTCAGTACCTCGTATTATGTTTTTTCCACCTGCTGCATTTAATACTCTAAATAAGTCTGTTTGTATAAATAAACCACCAGAACCACCATCAACTAATTTACTATTTGCTCCATCGTGATAGATTTGTAAATCACTAGATGCTCCCATTAAGATTTTAGATGTATCAGTAAAAGTAATGTCATCTCCTGCACTTACTACAATATCTTTTCCACCTGTTGTATTTCCAAAAGATAAAACTTCCTGTAAAGTATCTGAAGTAGCAAATTTACTATCTACATATAGTTTTACAGCAGCACTTGTAGGAAGTGAAGTATTATTATTAAAGTTTTCTATTCCATCAGTAGATGTTACATAACGAGTTATAGTAACCCCTGTCCCTGTGTCTTTTAATGAACCCCACTCTAATATATTTGAAACCTTAAAATCTCCTGCAGTATTTACATAAAGACCTGATTGGTTTCCTGAACCATCTGTTAATTCTTTTAAAGAAGCAGTTATTGCAGCATTATCGATTGTCTTAAATAGACCCTGATAAGTTGCAGAAATTTTAGTGTTAAATAGAGTTGCCATACTTTAATTTTTTTGTTTTATTATTTTGTATCTTTTTTAGAAATATTTTTAATTTTTCTATATTTTTTTCTTTCGGTTTATATCTCATAGTACCCAACCATTAAATGTAGCATCATAACTTGGGTATATATCATCATTTGTGTTGCTTGTGTATTCAGGATATGTTGTTTCATTAAAAGACATAAAGTCAATAAATCTTCTAGAATACCACTCAGCATTAGTTCTAGCTTTTTCTGTTAGGTAATCTACTTCTTCTTTACTAACTGTATCAGAATTTTCTGACCTATGTTTAAATACACCACCATTACGAACTTGATATGCTGCAAAAGGCAAATAATCAACTTGAGCAAACCATATTAGCATCGGTACTATATAATCATTTAATAAGATTTTCCATCTAGCATTAGCAGGTTGGTCAATATTAGGTATCGCTGCAGATAAACCATCATACAACTTTGTACCCATATAGTTTTGTACGTGAATTTCTTGTGCTATTTTTATGAACTGAATAAATTTAGATGTATCTATATTCCCATCGAGTATTGAGTTTCTAACTAAGTCAGTTCTATTTATGAATAATTGTGTTGCCATTAGTAAGTGTATTTTAATGAGCCGTGATTCGGTAAATCAAATGTTGCTTTTTTTGCATCTTTACTTCCCCAAGGATTTCGTTTATATGTAGATGGAATATCTCCTGTTCTTCTATAGTTTTTTAAATTCTCACTCACTTGCGCACCTTTTTTTCTTCTATATAAAATTTGCTTCCAAGCGTGTCTGCAGTAACAACCACCTTTGTATTTAAATAAATCATAAGTGCTTTTACCTTCTGGACTAAAACCACCATTGACTCCTGCTCTACTTGCTTTGTCAATATCTTCAATAGTATAAACTACACCTTGCCTTGACAATGCCATCATATTTTCACAAAACTTTCTTGTCTCGTAAGTGCTTTTTCTTTTACCATCTGCATCTCTTTGTATAGATTTTGCATTTGATTTTTTATAATATTGATATCTTATTTTATAG